TGATAGTGTGAAGCAACTTTTGATTGCTGAGTATGGTTTACGAGCGAAGAATGGTCTTGGCAACGGTCAGATCAAGAGCGCAAAGTAAGAACAGGTTTAGCCCCCTTCGGGGGGCTTTGCCCTTAAAGGAATAAGCATGGTTTCCAAGGAAGATTTGAAAAAGGCTATAAAGGACTTGGAGAAAGAAGAGTCCCAAAAGCCTAGCAAAAAAAAGCCACCTTCTCTAAAGGAGAGGGTTAATAGAATAGCAGAAGGTAATGACCCAAGGTATCATTTACAATGAAAGATAATCCAACCCCAGTAACCACGTTTCATCCCAATGCGGATGAAACTGAATTTACTATCAATACCCATCAGGATGTTGGGCCGATTCTGGAAGAGAATAAGACGGCTTACAATAACTATGGTGATAAAGGAACCTTTGGTAAGGCGGGAGATGGGGTAAGGGTAGCATCCATTCCAACGAATGTATGGGCGCAATGGATGAAAGAAACAAACGGGGCGATAGAGAAAGATCATAAACTTATGAAGAAGTATCTAAACGATCCAGATAATAAATATTTTAGAACTACACCAACGAGGGTTTAATTATGTGGCTATACGCATTCGGCGTCGCAGGACGCACACAAAGAAATTATCCAATCTTAAATCAGAACGTATTCTTCTCAGCCCGTAACGTCTAATGGCTATTGGAACCTATGCGGAACTCCAAACTGCCGTAGCTAACTGGCTCGACAGGGATGATCTTACGGATCGTATACCAGAGTTTATTGCTTTGGCAGAGGCCCGTATGAACAGGGCTCTCCGCATAGCTATGATGTTGAACGTGGATGAAACCACTCTAGGGGGTGCGACCACTTTGGTTTCGGGAACTAGAGATTATTCTCTCCCGTCCGGCTATCTTCAGATGGTGGACTTTCATTTGACAACAAGTCCAATCATAACGCTTTCTTACATCACCCCCGAGAATATGAACAGGATGTGGGCAGGAAGCCAGAGTGGGCAACCGCAGGCATATACGATATTCTCGGACAATGCGTCTGGAAGCCCGGTGAAAAAGATAAGACTGGGACCGGCCCCGGCTTCTGCTTATAACTATTCTGTAATGTTTTATAAGAAGATAGATGCTCTGTCTGACTCGAATACGACAGAGGCAATGCTTACTGATAACCCAGATGTTTATTTATATGGGGCATTATTGGAGGCTGAACCATTCCTGATGAATGATCAGAGGGTGCAGCTTTGGGCCAATGCGTTGAGAGAGGCGATCAACGAGATACAACTACAAGATAATAAAGACCGTCATTCAGGCAGTGCGATGAGGGTTATGAACACAGGTGGGTACTACTAATGGGACTAGAAAGCGCAGACTATATTGACGAATTAGTCATAACAAACCCGACAGCTACCGACCCTGTATCGCAGGGTGATGATCAACTCCGTTTGATCAAGAAGGCTGTAAAACAATCATTCCCCTCTGTTGATATTGCCGTTAATGCAATCCATACTTCTTCTTCAACACCTGCTGTAGCTATTTCCGAAGGTCTGGTCTGGATTGACACCTCTGGTGGGGCGGGGAACCACCTAGCAAAGGTGTATGATGGCTCTTCCTTTATCACCCTCCCATTCAGCGTAGAGACGGCTAAGACTGTAGACATTGATGGCGGGGCTATTGACGGAACTCCTATAGGCGCTGCATCGGCTTCTACTGCTGTTGTCAGTAGCTTGAATGTAAACGCAGATGGGGCGACAGTAACAGGTATTAAAGACGAAGATGATATGTCATCCGACTCTGCTGTCAAACTCGCTACGCAACAGTCAATCAAAGCCTATGTTGATACGCAGCTTACGGCAGAAGATTTGGACATTACCACTGATAGTGGAACGATTGACATAGACCTCGACTCAGACACCCTTACAGTGGCGGGTGGAGCAGGTCTTGATACGGCAGCATCAACCACAACTGTAACAGTCAATGTTACAGACGGAGGGGTAACAAATGCCAAGTTAGCTGACATGGCTGCTAATACGGTAAAGGTCAGGAACGCCAACTCATCCGGGGTTCCATCTGATGTGGCTCTAGCTACTACTGAAATACTGATTGGCGATGGAACGGGATTTACTGCTGCGTCTCTATCTAGCGACGCAACGATGACCAACGCAGGGGTTGTTACCGTAGCCAAGATTCAGGGTGAGGCGGTCAGCGCAACGGCTGCAACAAACGACCAATACTTGAAATACTCTAGCGCATCTTCAGAGTGGCAGAAGGTAGACGTTCTCTCGCCAGATAGACTGACAACCAAAGGCGATCTGCTTGTCTACAATACAGTAGACTCTGAAACAAGACTGCCTGTTGGTACTAATGATTATGTATTAGCCGCCGATTCATCGGCTACAAATGGTGTAGATTGGCAGCAAGTGGCGACAGCAGGTATTGCGGATGATGCGGTTACCGCAGGCAAACTCGCTGATACCGCAGTTTCAGCGGGTAGTTATACCCTTTCTTCAATAACGGTGGATGCTCAAGGAAGGTTAACTTCGGCCTCCAGTGGCACCGCCGGGGCTTCAGCAGGGTTTGCTGTCGCAATGGCAATCGCACTATAGGATAATAAAATGGCACAAGATTTCACAAAAGACTACAAATCTCAAGTCACCAATGCGGCGCATACTCTGAGAACCGCAAACTCGAATGATGCGTTAATAGGAATAAGGCTTACAAATATCACCACATCCGCTCTTACGGTAGACGTATGGATCGACGTAGCGGCAGCGGGTACTACTGCGTCTATCGTTTATCTCGCTGATGATCTTCAGATTCCACCGAAGGCTTCGGTTGAGTTGATACAGGGTGGGGCAAAGATTGTCATGCAGAGCACTGATCTTCTACGGATTCAGTCGTCTGCTGCAACATCTGTCTCGGCTTATGTCAGCGTAGTTGACGCTATCTCAGCGTAGGAGGAGTCATGGTAGAAGAAACAAATGGCACGTTGTACATAAACAATCCTCCTGGCAAGGAAGGATTCTTTATAAATGCAGCGACGATAGATGGTGATTTCACCATTGCTGATAACGCTGTTGTTACGGGACCGGCAACTTTCACAGGAACCATCACGGTTACAGGTACTTTGGTAATCGTGTGAGTACGCTTAATGTAAACACTGTTGAACCTGCGGGTGCAACATTAACGATAGGTGAGTCTGGCGATACCGTTAAGGCAAACGACAGCGTTAACGTCAACACCGTTAAGGATGCAGGTGGGAATACGATATGGGTAAGCGACGGTAGTGGCAACCTCAGTTCTGTTGACTCAGCATTCGGTGATGCGTTGGTATTGTTATCCACGCAGACAGCAAGTGATGACGCGAGTATCGCCTTCACCTCTGATATTGATTCTACTTATAAGGAATATATTTTCAAGTTTGTAAATATAAATCCGGCTACTGATGCACAAGATTTTGGATTTCAAGTTAATGCTGACGGTGGAAGTGGTTATAACGAAACCATGACCACTACATTTTTTCGTGCCGACCATAAGGAAGATGATAGTCAAGCATACTTGCAATATTACACCAGTGGAGATCAGGCGCAGGGAACTGCTTACCAAATGCTAGGACTTGGTGTCGGTAATGGTGCAGATGAAAGTTGCGTTGGCGAACTTCACCTTTTCAATCCGTCAAGCACAACTTACGTCAAGAATTTTTATGCAACTATGTCGGTATATATGAATGGAGGATGGGCCAGAGAAAATTTTATTGCGGGATATATAAACACCACAACGGCAATAGACGAAATTGACTTCAAATTCACCCCATCAGGCAATATAAATGAAGGCACCATCAAAATGTACGGTGTCAAATGAGTAAGGTCGTAGTCACAACAGTCCTACCAGATTCAGGTGCCAGTGATCTCTTAACCATTGGCGCGGCTAGTGATTCTGTAGCAATCAGTGGCGACTCTCTGAATGTCGATACGCTTCAGGATGCGGGTGGCAACACCATCTTCGTATCAGACGGATCAGG